ATCAAAAAAGCCCCGGATTCTCAACAGAAAGTTAGTGCGTTCTCGCCGGTTGTTTCGGGGTAGGGGGCGGAATGCCACTGAAAACAATTGCAGACGTAAAGTTGACGGGGAGAGCACTTGTGAGCGGATGGCTGGATAAATGCGATGCCCGCAAGAGTCAAGCCGTTCATGATCTGTTCGACGTGATCGAAAACTCTGCCGACGATGAAATGAAGGTGAAGGCGTTTGATGCACTGGTTCGGGCAGATAAGGCCGATGTGAAACGTGAAGAACTCGCCCTGAAAAAACAGGCTCTTGATGATCAGCGACGATTACAATTACTTGCAATCATTAAGCACCTCCCAACTGGAGAGCTGGCTAAGATCGCATCCGATCACAAAGCCACTGCTGCAGAATGATGAGCGGTCGAAGCAAAGCGAGCGAATGGCCAAAAAGCGGGCCTCCGATCGCGATATCAAAATACCGATTCCCAAATACCCAATTCGCAGGCGTGACGCTTTACAGGATGGAGAACTGTTCCTGACGACGTACTTTCCGGAAGTGTTCTTCGAGCCATTTACCGCTGACCGTCGCGACATGCACGATTCAATTGTCAGGGCTGCAATGTACGGCGGCGACCAAGCTATCGCGGGGACTCGCGGAGAGGGTAAGACCAAGCTCGCCATTTACACGGCATTGTATCTGACTCTAACCGGCCTTGCGGTGTTTCCAATCGTTATTGGTAAAAACCAACGAAAGAGCGAATCTGAGCTGCGGACTGTCCGCGAGAAACTCCAGCAATCAGAACTGCTTCTGCAGGACTTCCCAGAGATTTGCCAGCCGTTTAAGGCTGTTGGCGGATGGTCAAGCCGGGCGAGGATGCAAACGGTCGCTGGTGAGTTCAGCCGTCTAGAACTGGCAGCCGATCACCTAATCTATCCGACCATTGGCCGCCATCAACTGCCTGATGATTGGCCGGAAGATATTGAGCCAGTCAGCCGGGGCCAAATCCTGGCATCGATTGGGATTGACGGCGGGATTCGCGGAACAAACTATCGCGACATCCGGCCTGATATCGCGATAATTGACGACATCGAAGACCGCCAAGCAGCCGAATCGGACGCGGTTATAGAAAAAAACGAAGACATCATCGAAAAGGATATTGCCGGGCTTGCATCGTCAGCACGTCGCGTTGCCCGCGTGTTTCTTTGCACCATCCAGAATCGCAAGTGCATAGCGTTCAAGTTCACCGACCCAAAGAAAAAACCGTCTTGGAAGGGCAAGCGATATCGGAAAATGATAAAGCGGCCCGACCGCATGGACTTGGTTCAGGAATACATGACCAAACGAATCGAGCGGGCTGATGATGACCCGGACGCACGGGAGGCGTTTCGGTTCTGGCGTGACAATCGAGCAGAAATTGAGCGTGATTGCGTTGTCAGCAATGCGTCATCGTTTGATGGCACGATTCACGAAGACGGTGAACCGCTTGAGCTTTCCGCGATTCAGTCTTATTTCAACAAGGTTGCCGACTGGGGCGAGGAAGCGGTCGCGACGGAAATCGACAACGATCCACCGGAGGAAGTTGGGCCACAGGGCAGCGGTCTATCGTGGCAAATGGTGGCAGGTCGATTAAGCGGGTTGGATCGCGGCCAGTTGCCAGCCAATGCCTCATGTGTGACGGCAGCGATTGACCTCGGAAAGTATCTTTGTCACTGGGTGGTCATTGCATGGTGGAAGGGTGCTGGCGGGTGCGTGGTTGATTATGGACGGGCTGAAGTGGTCGGCACGGACAAGGGCATGGACAACCAGGCGAGTGAACCGCAGATCTATAAGGCGTTGCTGAACTGGCGTGATGAGATCTTAGGAAAAAAATATGTCGACGCGGCTGGATCGGCTCGCAAGGTCGATGCGGTGTTCGTGGACTCAGGAACATTTACGGACGCGGCATATCAGTTCGTGCGAGACGTCGGCGGAACTCCATTCTATGTCTCCAAAGGTATCGGCAACTATCGCGACAAAACCACCGAAACGGACAAAATAAAGCCCGGCAATCATTTTCACGCAGCCTATCAGGAAACGCAGGGTCTTTGGCTGTACGAACTCAATACAGACTACTGGAAGCAGTTCATTCACGAACGGTTTCTGACGCCCACGTTTGACGAACAGAACTTTCTACGGCGCGGTGCGTTGTCGCTATTCAATCAGCCGGGCGACAAAAAACACACGTCGTACGCTCAGCACATCGTTGCTGAAGAACTTGTCAGCGAGTTTAAGGAAGGCAAGGGCCTCAAGACATATTGGAACGTGGTAAGCGATAACAACCACTGGCTTGATGCCACATACAACGCAGCGGCCGCGGCAAGTGCTCGCGGCATTTATCTTCTTTCCCCGACTCCGGATACACCGAATGGTCAGTCAGTTACTCCAAGACCGAAAGCCCCAAATGAGCAAGCACAACAAAAACCGCCAGCCGGAAAGCCTGCAGGCCAACGTCATGGAACCCCAAAGAAACGAGCAGGCGGATGGGTCAACAGTCTCAGAAGACGTTAAGCCAAAGCCACGAGTGACCACGTTTGTGCCAAAAGACTGCGCGTCGTGCCCTGCCTTGCGGGCGGCTAATGAGGAAACTGCGGGAAAGTCGTTTTCTAGAGTCGTCAGCACTCAGGGGCGGACGAGGTATTGCAAGTGCGGATTTTGTGGGCATACTTGGAAAGAGGTAGAGTAGCCTTTACACGCCATAGAATCAACACGCCCTCTCGATCTATCACAACGGGCTATGCCACGTCAATCATGCGGGCATGGCAACAGCGACCTCACTACTCGCACAGATCGACGCAGCGATTGAAGCACTCCTGACTGGAGGGGCTTCCTCGTACTCGATCGGCTCGCGTTCGGTGACGTCTCTTGACTTGCCGACTCTGTTCGAGCAGCGCCGAATGCTTCAGATGGAAGCGGATCGCGAGTCAGGCTCTGGCAGCATGTTCCGAGTCGCCAAGTTCCAGAGGGCTCGCCAATGATCGGCACAGCCCTTGATAAAGTTATTGGCGTGTTTAGTCCTGCTGCTGCAGTGCGACGAACGCAGCAACGCAAGACGCTTGAGCGAATGTACGCTGGAGCAGAAGCTAGCCGCCTGACGAACAACAAAAAGCCGAAGAATCAATCAGCCGACAGTGAACTGTTGGGGCCATTCGGTGCGGACGCCTTGCGTGCGTGGTCGCGTTCATTGGTACGCGATAACGCCTATGCCTGGGGCGTCGTCGATACGATTGTCAGCTCTGTGATCGGTACGGGCATCACTGCTCAGTCACAGATCGAAACGCCGGAAGGAACTGACGTTGAAGACCTAAACGAAGTGCGTGATAAGGTTTGGCAGGAATGGTGTGAGGTTTGCGACGTCAACGGACGTCTGAACTTTGCGGAGATCCAGCAACTTGCACAGCGTGAAATGGTTGAGGCTGGCGAAGTGCTGATTCACCTTGTCAACACTCCTTCGAACAAGTATCGCGGCATCTATCGCCCTGTGCCGTTTGCTTTGGAGCTGATCGAAGCCGACCGATTGGCGACCGACAAAGACACATACAAGATTCATAGTCGAGACGGAAACAAGGTCATCAGAGGCGTTGAGCTTGACGACCTCGGAAAACCCCTAGCCTACTGGATTTATCCGGAACATCCGAACGGACCATACGCGACGCGAGTTCTCCCGATTCGAATCGATGCGTCTGAGATCCTGCATTTGTACCGCGTTGACCGAATCGGACAGACTCGCGGGGTTTCGTGGTTTGCTCCTGTCCTTGGGTGGCTCAGAGACCTTGGCGTCTATGTCGACAATGAGATTCAAGCGTCTGCGGTTGCTTCGTGCTTTGGCGTGGCGATCACGACTAACGGACGCGGCGGCACTGGATTAATGCCATCGACAGATGATGAGTCGAGCGACGTCAACGGCAATCAGTTTGAGTATCTTGAACCAGCGATGGTCGTTCGTCTTCAGCCGGGGGAATCAGTTGAGTCGATAAATCCGGGACGTCCAAACTCAGCGTCAGAACCGTGGATCAATTTGATGCTTCGCGGCATCTCGGTCGGCACCGGCCTAAGTTATGAGGTCGTCAGCCGGAACTACAGCGGCACGAGCTACAGCAGCAGCCGTACGAGTATGCTTGAAGATCGTCGTCGTTTCCGCAGGTGGCAACGCTATGACGTACAGCACATGTGCCAGCCGATTTGGGACCGATTCTGTGATCAGGCGGCGACTGCAGGCGTGGACGGCTTTCCGTCGATGTCCGAAATACTTGCCGACCGTCGTTCCGCGACTGCGGTCGAGTGGCAAACTCCCGCATGGGAATGGGTAGACCCACAAAGCGAACAATCAGCGTCTGACTCTGCGTTGAACTCATTCCAGAGCACATACCAAGACGAACTCGGTCAGCGTGGGAAGCACTGGAAGAACGTGTTTTATCAGCGAGCCAAAGAAGAAAAGCTGAAACGTCAACTTGGTCTTGTCACTGCCGACATGGCAAAGGTTGAAGCAACGCAGGCTGAAGGCCAGCAAATGGCGGCAGCGTCTGCCGTTCCGCAACCGGGACAACCAGCACCGCCAGCCGGTGAGATGTCTGACATGTCTCGGCTGCAATGGGGCCGCAATCGCAAGGCGATTGAAGACATTCTTGCGGAGTACATTGCAGGCACTGCTAGCGAAACGAAATCAAAGGTGTTTCTGCAGTCTCTCGGATTGACCGAAGCGACAGCACAGATGCTTTTGGCGGATGCGTCAGACGGAACTGTTGACACGGATTTGGATCAGGTTCCGGAGACGGAAAATGCCAAGTAAGAAAGGCAAGCTGCCACCACTGAAAGCCACATGCGTCGTGATGCGCTCGGTCGGAGTGTCGACTGGCGTTTCCGATGTCGTCATTGCTACGGAGACGCCAGTCAGGCGATACGACGAAGACCGCGGGTACGTCATCAACGAAGTGCTGTTGATGGATGGCGTCGTTCTCCGCGCCAATCAATCGCAGATTCCAATTGTTGATTCACACGACGACAGAAGCGTCAGAAACATTTTCGGGTCAATTCGCCAGATGCAAGTCATTGACGGTGAACTTCACGGCGTTCCTGCATTTGCCAGCGATCCGGAATCACAAGTCATCCGCACGCGAATGGATGAAGGGCACATAACAGATTTTTCGATTACAGCCGTTCCGATGGAATCGCTCTTTGTGCCGCATGGCCAAAGCTACACGACGAAACGCGGAGCGGTGATCGATGGTCCGGCAGTCATCCATGTGCGATGGCAGCCACATAACGCTTCGATTTGTGCCACTGGTGCAGACGAGCACTCTACTGTCCGTAGGTCATATACAGACCTCGAAAGAAAGGTAACGCGAATGGACGAGGCACTATTGACGCAACTGGCAGCAATGGGGCTCCCCGAAGGCATGACAGACCCAAACCAGATCTTGGCGTGGGTTGTCGGAAAGCTCGGCACATCTGCACAGACCGAGATGGCAGAGCCAGTGGAAAACATGGACGGCGACATGAAGCCGCCAGAAGAAAAGAAGGTCGAAAACATGGACGGTGCGACTGACCCAGAAGAAGACAAGAAGAAGGTTGAGGAAGCAATCAGCCGCGCGTTGCGGACTGATGCAAAACGACGCAAGGAGATTCAGGCTCTTTGCACTGTTCACAAAATCGAGCGATCAGTTGCCGACAGTCTTTGTGACGACGGCGTTGACCTCAACACAGCCAGAACAAGGATACTGGAGCGAATGGCCAATAAACCTGCCGGTCAGTCGACCGAACGTGTCAGCGTCACAGAATCAGCCGATGACAAGCTGTTTGCAGCGGCCCGTGATGGCCTGATCATGCGAACTCTGCGAGCCAGCGGAATGCGGAACCAGACGCTGGCAAATCCAGCCGCAGGACATCAGGACTTCGTCAGCATGAAGTTGGGCCGCGTTGCCGAAATGTACGCGGAAAAGATGGGCTGCGACGTTCGACGCATGGCTGCCAAGGATATCGCACTGGTTGCAATGGGACATCCGGGATCAATGAACCGATTCCGAATTCAGCGTGATGCGTACCACACCACTGGGAGTTTTTCAAATCTTCTGCTTGACGCGGCCAACAAAACGCTTCTGGCAGGATACGAAGAAGCCCCATATACCTGGAACATGTGGGCACGAGATGCCGGAACGACTGCGGACTTCAAAAACATCAACCGCATTCGATTTAGCGAAATGGGCACTCCTGAAATGGTCCCTGAAGGACAGGAGTACAAAGACGCGGGAATGTCGGACACAAAGGAAACGTACAAGATCAACAAGTACGGCAACATGTTCACAGTGACATGGGAAACCGTTGTCAATGATGATCTTGACGCTATCAGCCGCATTCCAGCAATGCAGGGAGCAGCGTGCCGACGTTTGCAAAATCAGGCCGTCTACGGCGTTCTGACAGCGAATGCCGCAATGGCTGATACTGGCCTGTTGTTCAACGCGACAGCTCAGACGACTGCCGGGGGTCACGCAAACTATGCGACGGGTGCCGGTGCTCCGGCAGTTGGAACGCTGAACACTGCGTTTATCTCCATGATGACCAAGAAGGGCCTACGGTCGGACGTGATCCTAAACATTCAGCCAGCGTTTTTGATCGTTCCTGCGGCAATTTCTGCGACGGCACTGCAGTTACTGGGATCTATTGCAGATCCATCGGTCGGCGGTTCCGCGGCTGGCAACAGCAACACCAAGAACATCTACGGGCCGAACGGTGATCGACCACTGAAAGTTATTGTCGAGCCACTGTTGGATGCTAACAGCTCAACGGCTTGGTACCTAGCTGCGAATAACAGCCAAGTTGACACGGTCGAAATTACGTTCCTCGAAGGCGAACAGTCTCCGGTGCTCGAAAACGAGTGGGACTTCGACAAGGACGTTTACAAGTACAAGGTGCGTCAGACATTTGGCGTGGCCGCCATCGACTATCGCGGACTGTACAAGCACAACGGGGCGTAATTGCCTGACTGATGAAACACGGCGGGCCGCGTGGTCCGCCGTTCTTTGAAGCACTCCCAACGGTAGCGGAATGCGATGACCCGTTTTGAAAGGTGATTGAAATGGCAGGTCTTCAGGACTTTCAGGAATATGTCGACGACTTCGAAGGCACGACAGTGACCTTCCCGACGTCAGCAAACATTGGCACGCCGTGGCTCACCGACGTCACAGGAGCTGCACCACCGACGCACGTGCGAAGTGCGGGTGCCGCGATTCTGACATTAACGGCGGACAACCAGGCACAGATTCTTGGTTTGCATCACAACGACGCGTTGACGTTCGACATCGACGATATTCAGCGTGTCGAGATGCGAGTCAAGCTGGGTGCAGCGACATTCACAAGCGGATCGATTCTTGTGTTCGGCGTATCGTCAGCCCGTAACGATACGGCTGACAGCGTGGCAGAACATGCTTGGTTTCGCATGGAAGGAGCCAACAGCACAACTGTCGTCTATTGCGAAAGCGACGACGGCACGACTGACAAGAATGACATTTCCAGCGGTGTGACACTCGGAACGACGTACAAGCGGTTCGTGATCGACTTCACGGGCGGCAAGTCAAACGTCCGGTTTTACATCGACGGTGTCCGTGTTGCAGCATCTACCACGTTCGATATGTCGGCGTATTCGTCCGGACTGCAGCCGATCATTCAGTTGCAGAAAGCGGCGAACACAAACGCGGATGTGTGTACGATTGATTACGTCAAGATTCTTGCGAAACGAACATGAGCCTAGCAGATCGGATCGTAACTGATGCGGCTGGCGTGTTTCTTAACAGCGATCACTTCGCTGAAACAGTCACGTACCACCCGCATCGGTTCGGGACGCCAGCAACGCCAAGAACGATCAAGGCCGTTGTGATTCGCAATCAGGTGTCTACGTTTGGGCCGGACGAACAGATCGTGCCAGAGTTCGAGGTCAGAGTTGCGAACAATTCCACGACTGGAATCAGCAGCGAAGAACTCAACACAGGTGGCGACATGATTAAGCTGGCCGTGCGAGTCGGAGAAACGCCGACAAAGCGGTCAGTGCAGTTATTGTCTGAGCATGATTCCGGAATGCTGGTGTTGATATGTCGGTAACGTTTCAAACTCCTGTTGTCTCACGAATCTCAGATGAGATCTTTGCGCGGCTTCAGGCGTTGGTTTCTGGCAGTGCTGGGGCGTATGCGTTCACGGATGTCGTCAGGCCGACGAAGCTGGCGACATACACACCGCAACACGGACTGGTCGTTTTGACTCGTGGAGAAGTTTCTCGACTAACGGAAATCGATTGTCCGGGAAATCCTCCGGCGGTCGGATATCAACAGACGTTTTTGATTCGTGTTCATATTGCTCCAAGCGAAAAGGACACGACGCCAGTTGAGGTGTATGAGGATGTTATGGAGGCCGAGATTCACAAGGCCATTGTGGACGATCCGGCAACGTGGCACACGTTCGGTGATTTGGCAATTTTGGCTGATCTTGGAGCACAACAAACTGCAACATCAGATGGCGGATACGATGGAATCGCCATTCCTCTGACGGTTATGTTTCGAGTCAGTGAGGGCGATCTGTACACGGTGCGAGCATGATAGCCATCGACATCGACGCAAAGCAGTTAAAACGGTTGCGTGAGTCGGTCGGTAAAGCAAAAAAGAAATTCGGGCGAGAACTAGCAGCAGCAATCAACGCGGCTGCAAAGAAAACGAAACTGGACATCGGGCGCGACGTGAGGAGCGTCATTGCGATCAAGAAAAAAGAGTCTGAAGCCCCGTTGAAGATTCACGCAAAAGCCACAGCGGACCAGCCAAAGACAACGGTCAGCATCGCAAAAACCAGACGGCTCGGGCTCAGGCACTTCGGGGCACGTCAGGACAAACGCGGCGTATCGTTCAAGATTTCAAAACAGGGCGGACGGAATCGAGTCGACGGAGCATTCCAAGGCCCGAAACCCGGTGTGATGAATACCAAATGGAAAGGCAATGCGTTCCGCAGGGTCGGAAAAGAACGTCTGCCAATCATTCATATCCGAGGGGTGTCAGCATTTGGGGCATACGTGAAAAACAAGTTCACAAAGCCGCAAATCAAGCGAATCAATGACGAGCTGCGAAAGCAGATGGAACGACGAATTAAACTGAACATTCTGCGAGCTGAAGGGCTCGTGTCAAAATAGGAGCCAAGCATGAGCGGACTTTTGAGACGTCGTCGCGTATTTGCTGCCAAGGTCGAGGCAACCGTTGGGACTGCGGAATCATTGACATCCGCCGAAGCCGCATTTAACGCGGAAGACTTCACCATTCAGCCGAACATCGCACTGACTCGACGAGAAGGACAAGGCGGGTTTAATTATCTGCCGGGCATTCCTGAAGGAATGCAGGGCACATGCACGGTTCGTTTTGGTATGAGCTACAACGGCACAACACTGCCTTCATGGGCGTCTGTGCTGTTGCCTGCGTGCGGCTGGGTCGCCACTTCGCTTGTGTTGTCTCCAGTCACAGAACGCCCAGGCGGATCTGGAGGCGTCAAGACGATCACAATTGGTGAATACAAAGACGGCAAGTTATCGATTCTGTCCGGTGCGATGGGAACGTGGAAGATTATCGCGGAAACCGGCAAGCAGGCGATGATTGAATTCACGTTCACGGGCAAGTATTCAACTAACGAAACGGACATCGCGATTCTGACCCCGACCTATCCGACCGTGTTGCCGATTCGTGTCGCTAACGGTGCCCTGACATTCAATTCCGTTGCACTGTGTACGGCATCAGTTGAGATCGATTCCGGCAACACGGTGACGATGCGAGAATGCGTCAATGCGAGTGATCGCAGCGGCTACATTTCCGCGATTGTCACAGATCGGGCTCCGGTCATCACGGCGAATCCCGAATCTGCATTGGTAGCCACACAGGACCGTGACGCTCTGTGGCTGACAAGTTCCGCTCAGGCGTTTTCGATGCAGATTGGAGCAACTGGAAATTCGATCACGATTGCAGCCCCCAAAGCTCAAATTGAAAACAAGCAGCAAGGCGACCGCAACGGAATCATGTCGGACGATTTGACTTGGCTGTGTACTGCGGGCAGTTCCGCAGATACTGAACTCACTATCACTTTTGATTGATTTATATGCCTCGAAGTCTTGACCCTTCATTGAAGCTCACGATGGTTCTCGCCTGCGACGTCGACAAGACTCCGCAGCCGAAGATTTTTGCGAAAACGCCGACTCTCAACCAGCAGCGAAAGTTGGTCGCACTGTTGCAAGGCTTGGGCGGTAGTGACATCGCGGCGAGCATGGACGCATTACTTGACGCGGCGGCTATGTGCCTGACTGGATGGGAAAACATACCTGTTGAGTTCAGCCGCGAAACGATTGGCGATGTGCTGACGCTGGACGAGTTGGTTGAAGTGTTCACGTTCTTGGCGGCATCCACGTCAGCAACTCCAGACGATAAAAAAAAATCCGAGTCGCAGCCCTTGTGCGATGTGGTGAACTCTGCAAGTCCTGCGTTGGCCGATGCCGGGAAATCGTAACACCGGAGCAGCCTGCGGAAATCGAATGTCCAGAATGCGGCGGTGAAGGATGCAAGAATTGTAAGGATGGATGGTTCGAGGTTGGTCAATGCCCCATGAAATTCATTGGGCCGGAACTCAACAGTGATATTCAGATCGTGACAGCCAGTGAGCATCACCTGCCGGTTGTCGGTGGAATTCTCGATCAGTCAGCGTGGTGGTTTGAACTGAGAAGCATCCTAAGAAGCGAAGAACATCGGATCGAAAACGAACGAGATAAAAGGCGCAACCTGTGAGCAACGGCATTGATTTTGTCATCGGCGGAAAAGACCAGGCAAAGCCTGCGATGTCCGCTGTGGAAAAATCGCTTCAGCGTCTTGAGCAAAAGACGGAATCCGTAGGTAAGTCTACGCAACGACTGGCAGCCGTTACCGGAACGCTGACAACCGTCTATGTCGCGGTCAAAGCGGCATTGGCGGCATTGGGTGGTCTGAATCGAATCAACGCGGCCTATGATGCACAAACAGAGTCAGTGAAGAAACTAAA